ATAAAGTGTACGCTGAGTTAGGGTCTTGTCTTACATTACCAACAAATACTTCAATGTCTAAAACTGATGAAGGTGCTACATCTAAAGTAAATGCAGTTGTACTTCCATCACCATTAAACCTCTTACCTTGAAGAGATTGAAAAGTATTTCTGGTATCTAAAGGTGTACCTATAAAAGCCATTTTACGTTATCTCCATGATTGACACAGCAATGTCAGCCGCACCAGATGCCGCTAGTTTAAGCACATCTGTGGTCTCCATTACTATCTTATTTCCACTTAACAGTTCAAGTGTACCGCCAACAGGGATAGGTGCATTAGTAACTAGCTCAACATCTTGGTTGGCTTCGTTATTTGCTCCTGCTCTGTTAGAGGTGTCTGAACTCAAAGTAACTGTTGCAGTTATTTGACTAGTCGTTGTATTACCTACCATAACACCAAGAACTACAGTTGTTGTAGAACCTGCCACTGTGTAGATAACATCGGAACTAGTAACACCTGCTTTCGTTACTGTTTTGAAAGTATTAGCCATTTATCCTCCTATTATCCTAATGCAATTGCAAGGGCAGTTGGGTCTTCTGTAGAAAATCCTGCACTTGTTAAATATGTTTTTAATGTTGTTAAAGCTACTTGCTTCATTGTTCCTGCATCGTTTGTTACTAATCTATCTGCATCTACTAATGTTACAGATGAAGCCGCAGTATCACCATCTATAATATTTAATTCTGTTGCTGTTGAAGTTACACCATCAAGTATATTTAATTCAGCCGCAGTAGAGGTCACTCCATCAAGAATATTTAATTCAGCAGTTGTTGAAGTTACACCATCTAATATGTTTAGTTCTGCAGTTGTAGATGTAACGCCATCAAGTATATTTAATTCTGTTGCAGTTGAAGTTACGCCATCTAAAATATTTAATTCAGAAGCTGTTGAAGTTACACCGTCTAGTATATTCAATTCAGCCGCAGTACTTGTAACGCCGTCTAATATGTTTAATTCAGCCGCAGTGCTTGTAACCCCATCAAGTATATTTAACTCTGCTGTTGTTGCTGTTACACCATCTAATAAATTTAATTCAGTAGCTGTTGAAGTTACTACTACATCTTCATTTATTTTTGGTGAAGTTAATGTTTTGTTTGTAAGTGTTGCAGTTGAAGCTGTTGATACTAAATCAACATTTCCACCTGTACTTGGTAGTGTTAAAACATTTGAAGCACTTTGTGCATGAGGTGCACCTTGTAATGTTTGTGCATGTGCGTTACTTGATTCACAGTAAAATTTAATTTTAGAAACTGCACCGCTATTTTTTAAATCAATTAATCCACTTGTAATATCTACATTGCCATCTAGTCTTACAACACCACTTCCATTAGGTGTTATTGCAATGTTAGCATTTGATGTAGATACTAAACCATTACCATTTACATCTAAGTCACCACCTAGTTGAGGAGATGTATCTTCTACTACATTAGATAATGCACTAGATGATGCTAATCCAGATACTACTGCACTTCTTGAAATCTTTTTAAGTCCACCACCAGATGTATCTATTGCTAAAAATACATCATCATTAGCTACTGTAGATATTTCAGATAAAGAACTTACAGCTATAGAATTAAAGTTTGTACCATCAGCTACAAGTAAGTTACCTGCTGTATTAGTACCCATAGTAATATCATCACCGGATACTGTTAAGTCACCAGATATAGTTAAGTTTCTAAATCCTGTTAAATCTTTATTAGAATCTACAATAACTGCTTTTGAAGCAGATACTGTTCCTGCTGTAATACCATCTACTAAATTTAATTCTGCTGTAGTAGAAGTTACACCATCTAATATATTAAGTTCTGCTGTTGTTGCAGTAACTCCATCCATAATGTTTAGTTCAGCCGCAGTTGCAGATATTGCAGTACCATTAAAGTTTATTGCATCAGCATAAACTGTACCATCAAAATAAGCATCTTTAAACTCTAATGAGCTTGTACCTAAATCTATATCATTATCTACAGATGGAACTATTGAGCCATTGTTAAATGTAAACTGAGCATCACCGCCTGCTGTTATTGTAATAACATCAGAGCCACTAAATGTAATTGATGTATTAGTATCTGCATCTCCAGATATACTATCTAATTGTACAGCACCTACATTTGATAAAGCCGCATCACCAAAATCCACTGCACCTGCTACTGTTAAAGTACCAGACACATCTACATTACCATTTATATCAACAGTTGTAGCCGCTAGTTGTATTTCTGTGTCAGCAACTAAATCTAATTGACCATCAGTAGATGAGTTAATGTATATAGCAGTATCTCTAAATTGTAATTTTTCTGTTGTACTAAGTAATAAATCATCGGAAAATTGAAAATAATCTTCATCTTCCATCCATGTCAATACACCATCATTTGATTCTCCATCAAATGTAACTGCTATATCCGTACCAGATGTTGCATCACCAATAGTAATTGCTGTGCCTAATAACTTAGTTATTGCTCCACCTTCTGCCGCAGTACCATCGTGAGTATGTCCAGAGCTTGCAACAAATGCCGCTAATAACTGATTAAATTCATTATTTAAATCAGACGCTTCAATGACGTTTCCATCAACGATGTTACTAGAGCTTTGTCTTGTGTATGTTGCTCCCATTTATCTTCTTCCTCCCGGTGTAAATTCTAATTCAAATCCTCTCAATGCAAATGGATTGTTAGAACTTGTGTCTGTTATTTTTAAAGCTACTGCAAAACCAGAGCCTTCTATTCCTTGTCTTGTTATTGGTAAATCTCCCTGCCCATAAACTGCTGTACCAAATGCACCACTTCCAAATATTGCACCACTTCCAGATGTTTCTAAAGTAAATGCGTTTGGTTGCGGAGTGTCACTATCATCGTAATTATATCTTACAAACATACTAGCACTTACTTCACCTTCGGGTTTCCAGTTAACATTAACTCTTTGCATATTTTTTCTAACGCCGGGGTCTCCCATTGTCATATCTGGAGAACGAAAAGTTGCATCCATAGTTGATGTTATGCTTGCTCTTGTCCAAACATTACCATCATCTTGTTTGTATATGTAACCATCATAGCCACCTGATACAGTTGTTTCTACATTGCTAATTAAATCAGAATCACAACTAGAAACTTTTAAACCTTTTATATCTGCATACTCAAAACCCATTTGTTGTGTATTAGGATTTTGTTTTATAACAGCTATTAAACCTTTTGAGCTTGCTTCACCACCAGTTGTTTGTGGATAGAACAAACGATATTGGGATTTATCTCTAATAACTAAAGATGTTACATTATCATAACCGATATCATTTATTCTATCTTGTACTTGTTTTGATACAGTACCTAACTCTACGTCACCAATTCTTGCTGTACCTGCAATAGTACGAATACCATCCGCCGCTAAAAATATAATGTCACCACCTATTTCTTGTATTGAGTGGTGGGCTAGTGTACCTATACCTTTTGCTACCTCGGCTTTTGCAAAGTTACTTGAGCTTGTACCTGCTATTTTATATATACTACTTTCACAAAATACAAAAAGTTCATCACGAAATACTTTTAGTCCAGTGATAACATCACCCATAATAATAGAGCCTGCCCCTGTATCAAAATCATCTTCTGTATAAGGGCCAGAAAATACTAAGGTTGATGTTGCATTAGACATACCACCATAAAACATATGGTTTGCAAATGATTTTACAAACTTAGGATTAGTTGGTGCAGTACCGCCGCCTGTTGCATTTATTATATCTTCTGAATAACTAGTATCTAAAGTAAATGCCGCCGCTTCTCCTGTAGCAATAATTATTTTATCAGTGCCATTAAAATTATACTTATCAAAATCATAAGTATTTGTAGTACCTTTACTTGTTGCTCTTGATGTCCAACTTCCAGAAGTTGACCCAGTAAAAATTGTGCCACCTCTAGCCGCTATAATTAAATCATTAAATATAGCAGACATTTGTATTCTTTCAGTAGAAGCTGAAACTTGTGGAACTATTGTTGAGTTATATAACGTTGTTCCATTTAGTCTTCTGTAACCGCCCTCAATACTTGGTTCAAAATTTTGCAGTTGTAAAGCTTCTCCGGGGTGCATAGCAAAAACATCTTTGTTTAGTACTAAGCCGCCAGAGCAACTTACTACCATAGGTTTTTGCATACCTGTATATGGCATTAAAATACTCCAGAACCTACACGACCTCCATGATTAACTCTATGGTCTGTCATGTATGATGCATTATTAATGTATTCTACTCGCATAGCTTTTAAAGCTTCTTTAACTTCTCTATCAGCAAGCTGTGCCGCTTGTAAATCTGACCTTAAAATATGAGCATAGTATTTTGCTCTATTAATTATAATACCTTTAAATCTATCATCTAAATCCATTGTATCGCCATGTGCTGATAAATCAGTATGCACTTTCCAATACTCATACTCTATAGTATAATTACTTGCATCTGGAACTGGTGATAAACCAAATTTTTTATCTTGTGTTGGGTAAACTATATCTGGAGTACCATAAGAAGATGAATTATTATTTAAATCTCTTTCTAAAAACATACGATTATAGTTATCGTAAGTTATATATCGTAGTTTTTTTACAGGTATATTTTCAGATATTCTAACATAATCAACATCCATGTTTGTAGCTGTTGATGTATTATTTATAGTTATGTAACTTGTTTGTGCTGTTGCAGTAAATGATGTATCTAAAACTGCTCCTGCACCAAAATCAGAAACTGTTAAAGTTGTACTTAAATTTTGTGTGCCTTCTGCGGCAGTACCTACTTGTACTTTTAAAGCCTGCCCAGTACTATTAGAATCAAAAGCTCTTATTTGTACTCTATAATCTTTGTTTACTACAGTAGATAAAGCTTGGTATATAGCAAAATCATTTAGTCTTGCTCTACCATTACCACTACTATTATACGCCGCACTTCCTGCCCCTGCTATAGTAGTCCAACTATTAATATTACTAGTAAACTCTCCATTAGTAGTTAGCTCTTTAGGAACCAACCTAAAAGTTTGCCAATCCATTTTTCTGTAAGGTAAGTCTGTACTTTGTGGTGATGCAGTACTAGGAAGAGCATACTCTCTTTGTCCTGCGTTAGTATCTTGTGTAGTGGATATATATAAATCTGGTATTTCGGATATACTATTGTATATCTCATGCATAGCTTTTACAACAAACTTTTTAACAGATGTCTGTATTCCACGGCTACTCGAAAAAGTAGTAGATGTTAACTCTGATTCGTTTAATTCGTTTAATACATTATTTACTAATGCTAAATATGTTGTACTCATGTCTCCCTTTATATATTATACACTAAATCCTTGTTTTGTCAAGATTTTTTATGGGTTTGGCAGAATTTAGATGCCGCACCAACTGAGCCAAAACCCCAAGCTTTAAGTGCTAGTGCCTTACGGGTTGGTCTTCCCTTAGAATCTTTCATAGGGCCTTTCATTCCTGCAAATCTACAAGCAAATGAAACACGCCTTGGGCTAGTTCCAGATTTTAATGGTGAACGTAAATTGCCGCCATCTTTACTTTCAAAATGCTTTCTTCCTTTTTCGTTTAATCCGCCTTTAGGATTTTGGTATTTTTTAGCAACCATTAACCTCTCACTACTTTCTTAGCTTTTGCAGATAAATCTTTAAAATGATATAATCTTTTAGAATTAGCTGTATGCGTCTTACCAGTATGTAGCATACCATTTTTCATTTTGTGAGTAGCACCTTTCCACTCTTTACCATCTTTTGTGTAATGTTTTACGCCTTTCATTATTTGCCTTTCTTTTTATTCATATTCATTTTACCACCATACATTTTCTTAGTAGGTTTTTTCATTTTACCACCATACATTGCTGTTGCAGTTGCTTTTTTATTTTTATTACCAAGTTTTTTAAAATCAGCCGCAGTTAATTTACCTTTAGGTTCTGCTACATCTAATTTAGCTTGACCACCCACCATCATTTTTTTCTTTTTCATTGTGCCACCATACATTGCTGTTGCAGTTTTTTTCTTAGCTTTATTTTTTTTAGAGTTAGGAAAACCTGCTTGCATATTGGCATAAGCTTCTGGTGATATAGTTGATTTTGATTTAGTACGAGATTTGCCCGCTTTTTTGCGAGCATTTATGTTTGCATATAGTCCGGGTCTAGCCATTTTTTTTATTCTCCGTTGGTTTAGTAAATATTGTCCAAAAAGCCGCTATTAATCCATAAGGGTCATCCTCTGGGTAGCCTATACAATTTAGTTTAACTTTTGGTTTAGTTTTTAATTTAGTCTTATATTTTGTATTTTTTATTTTTTTAAGCTCCACAGGAATCACACTCCTCGGGGCACACACAATCACTAATTCTTAATGCACCGCATGTAATACACGGCGTACATGTACATTCTAATTCTTTTCCACAATCACACGGTTTAATCAATTTTTTTTCTCCAATAATTTTATAAGTTCATCTAATTTTTTTTCTAAATCAATTACTCTTTTTTCTAAATCTTTATCACTGTTGTTAAAAATTTCACTTTTTTGGCTAGCAGTCATATCCCATTCAGTCATATATTTCCTTTTAAAAAGGGGGCAAAAAGCCCCCTTAATTTAATTTATCTTATGAGCTGTTAGAAGCAGTTTCATCTGAACCACTTACATCACACATAATTGCCCATACTCTGAGCTTACTTGCGTTATCAGTTGCACCTAACACTTTGACATCAATTGTGTCAGCAGAACCATAAACATGTCCTACGTTTGAAGCGTTAGCAACTTGAGCACCATGACCAGTAGATGTAGAGTCTAATCCGTCTACAAATCTATCTACGTCACCACCATCTCCTAAGTCTAGTGTAACACCAGACGCAGAAGCAGTTAGTACTTCAATTCCTGCATTAATAACAAAAGTTTCTGCAGGCACATTT